TTGTGGGTCGTGTCAGGTAGGATGGTAGAGGGTACAACCAAAGAGTTTTCAGAGCACTACATGCAGGCGAGAGAGGCCGCTGGCTTTTCCCATGCTGACAGGGTAGCCGACGTTGCAACCAGGGCCATAGAAGATGGGCTTGATCCCCAAGCAGCCAGGGCGGCAATGGATGGCTTCAAGTGGGCAGCCGAGCGCATGTCACCTAAGAAGCACAGCCAGCGCCAAGAGGTTGACATTGCCAGCCCTGATGGGAGCATGACGCCTCAGTCCCCCGTTGTAATCTTGCCGTCGAAAAATGACAGCGATTGAACCGCAGCCAGGACCACAAACTGAATTTCTAAAATCCAACGCGGACATTGTGTTCTATGGTGGCGCGGCTGGCGGCGGCAAGACATATGCCATATTGCTTGAACAGCTATACGATATAAGCAATGGCGACTTTGGGTCTGTTATCTTCAGGCGCACCACTAAGCAGGTTACAAACGAGGGCGGTCTATGGGATACCGCAACTGACCTATACTCTGCCCTCGGAGCTAAGCCTAATCAAAACGACCTGACACTACGCTTCCCAAGCGGGGCCAAGGTCGCCTTTGCGCACATGGAGCATGAGAAGAACCGGCTTGATTGGCAGGGCTCACAAATACCCTTGATATGTTTTGACGAGCTGACCCATTTCACTTGGAAGATGTTCGTCTACATGCTGTCCCGCAACAGGTCAGTTAGCGGGGCAACGTCAAGAATAAGGGCTACCCTAAACCCTGACCCGGACCATTGGGTGCGCCGGTGGATAGACTGGTACATTGATGGTGACGGGTACGCCATTAAGGAAAGGTCAGGCGTAATTAGATACTTTGTCATCGAGGGTGATGACGTTATCTGGGCCGACACCAGCAAAGAACTGACCGACGAAAACCCGGATCGGATACCAAAGTCGTTCACTTTTATAGCGTCCAGTCTTCAAGACAACAAGATACTGATGGACGCTGACCCGCAATACCTGGCCAACCTTCAGGCCATGACTAGAGTGGAGCGGGCACAACTACTAGACGGCAACTGGAACATTCGCGCCACGGCTGGGACGTACTTCAAGCGGTCAGATTATGAGGTTGTAGACGCCGCTCCAGCAACCGGCCAGATGGTCAGGGCCTGGGATCAGGCAGGCACCAAGAAGACGCAAGGTTCAGCCAGTGACCCTGACTGGACAGTGGGCGTCAAGATGCTTAAGGCAGACAGCGGCATGTGGTACGTATGTGGGATGGAGCGATTCAGAGAAAATTCCCCGCAAGTAGACAAGGCAATAAAGAACACGGCTTTTCAGGATGGCAGGTCCGTCAAGGTCAGGCTGGCACAAGACCCAGGGCAGGCAGGCAAGAGTCAGGCGCGAAGTCAGACGGCCATGTTGTCAGAGTATGACGTGGTTGCCAGGACGGTGAGTGGTGACAAAGAGGTAAGGGCTAGGCCGTTCGCTTCTCAGGTCCAGGCTGGCAACGTTAAGGTTGTACGGGGAAGCTGGAACGAGGATTTCTTTAAGGAGCTGGAGTCATTTCCAGGCGGGGCACATGATGACATTGTAGACGCGGCGTCAGATGCCTTTGATGAATTGAACCTAGCCAAGCGCCCCTCAGTTCGCTCCCTATGAACACGCGCCGTAATCCGTTAAACTTGACATACTATTTAATTCAAGGCAGGGCGAGCGATGTTAGATTGGTTTAAGCGTAAGCCGGAACAGGCCAAAGAATCGCGCACAGGCCCGGTGATGTTCACTGGCAAGAATCAGGCATCGTGGTCGCTTGGCACTGATAAGACCGGCGCTAAGCAGTACGCGCAAGAGGGCTATCAGAAGAACGTAGTGGCGTTCCAAGCTATCAACAAAACCGCTGATGCTGTCGCTGCCATGAAGTGGATTGCCAGAGATGCGCGAGGAAATGAGGTAGAGGTCAGCGCTTTGCTTGATCTGATCCGCCAGCCCAACCCCTTACAGTCAGGCCCTGAATTCATGCGCGCCCTTGTCGGCTTCTTCAGGATCTCAGGCAACGGGTACATGGAAAGAGTCATGGTAGGCCAGCAGCCTAGAGAGCTGTACACCTTGCGCCCTGACCGGATGGACGTTAAGCCATCACCAACTGGCTTCCCCGCTGGCTACAATTTCAGCGTCGGCCAAGCCAAAGTGGAGTTTGAAGCAGACCCACGTACAGGGCAGTCAGACATACGCCACATGAAGGCGTTCAATCCGCTTGATGACTGGTACGGCATGAGCCCGCTGATGGCAGGAGCCTATGCCGTAGACCAGCATAACGAATCTATGCAATGGATGCAGGCTCTGCTACAGAACGGGGCAGCCCCATCCGGCGCTATGGAGCTGGCTGAAGGCTCGCTAAGTGACGACCAGTTTAACCGGCTCAAGGCTGAGATTGATGAGAAGTATACCGGCAGCACCAATGCCGGGCGTCCGATGCTACTGGAAGGTGGCCTGAAGTGGACGCAGATGGGCCTGTCTCCTGTCGACGTGGCGATCATTGAACAAAATACAGTCGCAGCCCGTAGACGTTTCCTTGGCGCTTGGCGTACCGCCTCTGCTGCTAAACATCCCAGGCGATAGCACGTATTCCAATTACAAAGAGGCCCGGCTTGCATTCTACGAAGAGAACGTCATCCCCTTGGCTATGTACATCCGGGATGAGTTAAACGCCTGGCTGTCTCCTTTGTTCAACAACGTCACCCTTGACATCGACCTTGACAAGATCCCGGCTATCGCTGAGAAGCGGCTAGAGCTTTGGATGATGGCCGACGCATCGACCGACCTCACAATCAATGAAACCCGCGAGATTAAGGGCTATGACAAATTGCCCGCAGGTGGTGATCAGATCCTTGTGCAGTCCAGCATGATTCCCCTATCAATGGCAGTTGAGCCGATTACCCTGCCACCAGAACAGCCGCCAAACCAAACATTGACAGACGATGAGATAAAGGCGCTGGCGTATGGCCCTCAGAAGACTACTTGACCAGGACGCACAGCGAGAAAGGCGCAACCAACAGCTATTGCTTGAGCGCTTATCCCGCGTAGCTGAGCGGTTGCTATCAAAAGAGATCACCGGCACCACTCTCGCCATGGTCAAGCGCTGGGAGGCATCCGGCCAAGTGACATCCCCTGACGAACACATACGCCGCATCGAGTCTCTGCTTAGGCGCATATGGCGGGCATCGGTCGAGGGCATGGCTAAGCGCATCAGTGCAGCGGCTAAGAGTGCATCAAAGCCTGACGTGGTTAAGGAGCAGGCCAAGTGGGATCTGTTCGTACAGGAGTACATAGCGGATTTCGGCGGCGAGAAAATACAGCAGATTACCACCACCACCCGCGAACAGATCATGGCACAGATCGCCATCGGTCAAGCTGAAGGCTTAGGACAGCGCGAGATAGCCAAGATCATATCAAACAACGCACCCACTATAGGCAGGCAGCGAGGCGCATTGATAGCCAGGACAGAGACTCACGGAGCAGGGAACTACGGGGCAAAGAAGCAAGCCGAATCAACCGGGCTTAACATGCGACGGGAATGGATAGCGGCAAGCGGCGAACGCACTCGATCAAGTCACAATGCGGCTGATGGCCAGACAGTAGGCATGGACGAGCCCTTTACAGTCGGCGGCGAAAGTCTGGATTATCCAGGTGATCCGAGCGGGAGTGCTGATAACGTAATTAACTGCCGGTGCGCGGTGGGGTATATTGTGATTGATTAATATTCCAAAACGGTATAAGACAAAGGGCCTGCATTAGCTTATGGTTAGTGCAGGCTTTTTATTGGGAGAAAGAAAATGAAAGCACTCAAAAATAAATATGGTAAGCGTCCATGGCTCGATACGCCAAACTCACAGTGGTACAGAGATCGGGTAGGCATGGTGGCATTTCTGCGCAACTTGACGATCTCACAGATTGCGGCAGCGGGGCATGGCCGTGTTAGCACGATCAGGAGTGCCACTATTCCCAAAGATCAGAAAGCCGCTTTGATTGCAGAAGCTGAAGCTAACACCATGAAAGCAATATCTGCCATGCTCAACAGTGAGCAGTTTAGAATGCCAGATAAAAACAAGGCGGCTAAGTAGAATAACCGATCAAGCCCAGGCAGTGGTGGCGCTAATAACTATTGTCAGCCAGAGCCCTTGCGTCTCCTAAGTGCATAATAGCGAGGGTGATCTGGACGGAGAAGCTTCGAGATAGCTAGTCCCGCACAGTGCGGGCATTAATTCTAACGGGAGAAAGGGAATGGAAGTTTCATGCAGAGGGCCGGTGACTGGTTACACAAGTGACGCTAAACATGAGTATAGGGAACAAGTTTGGTCAGCCATTGCGCCAAAAGTAAAAGACCTGTTTGGTTTAGACAGCCGGGCGCATGTTTTGATGCTGCCGTCTAAAGGCGGCGAAGAAATAGAGGTGGCCATAAACCACGGCATACCAGAAGATAGAATTATAGCAGTAGACGAAAACCCGGCGCTTATAGCGACAGCAGCATGGAGGAAGCACAGACCGCTGGTTAAGTGCTACGGATCATCTTTGTCTAGGGCCGCACAAAGGATAAAAGAAGATGGCTTTGTTCTGCTCGCAGCTAACCTAGATTTGTGCAACAACTTCAGCGAAGACTTGGTGAGTGAGGTTTCTGGCTTTTTTGGCAACTGCGTAAGATTTGATAAATTTTGCTTTTCTGTAACGGTAATGAAAGGCAGAGAAAACAAAGCAACCAACTTAATGTTAAACCACATATTTAAAGGTTCTTCCATTGGTTTAAAAAAAGTTGATGACAAAAGGATAAGGGCTTTGTGTGCAGTTATGGAGGATGATGGCAATTTCCCGCTATCGAAGTTGTCCTGCATTGAGTCACAAGGCAGCTACGTCCATAGCAAAACCCCAATGGCTTGGTGTGTTTTTTCTTGTGGGTTTAACGATAAACTGAAGTCACTAAGGAGCGAAATACATTTTCTTACTCAGCAGTTTCGTGATCTTTCTCGCAGCTTTGAGCTAGCAAAGCCATTAAAATTTTATGACCAAGAAAAACCTTGGCCGGAAAAACAAGAAAAAAAGTGCATTGAGATATGCTCGACAGCGGGGGAAAAAATCAGTGAATATTTTGATTGCCTACGGGCCATGAACACAATAGATGATAGTGCTGAATATGCCGATAGATTTTTCCTGCTCGAAAGCAAGGATGCAAACGATATAATGCTGGCTATAGGGTCAAGAAATTTTGCTAGTTGGTCTAAAGGAGTAAGTTTGAGGTAAGCACATGAGCCCACCCACAAGCCCGCCTAGTGCGGGCTTTTTTATGCCTATTTGAAAGTCAACGGAATGTGCTATACTGTTACAGCATAAGGTAGTACTTTTTTATAACCAGGCTACGCAGGCGCGCAGTCGAGCATGTAACAGGTGTTTACAATGCCAATGGAAATCGAACACGAAGGCCAAAAGATTACCGTCTATACGGAAGCCGAAGTACAGACAAAGG